GCCTCCTCGTTCACAAGCTTATCGTAACTGTGATTGGTTGACCAGAGCTCTATACGCCACTCTCTATCGGGTTCTCTCATTTCAGGAGCGTCTTAATAGTGCTTTCAGCGTGTACAAAGTACACTTCGATGCCGTCATCCTTCATCATATCGACAAGGTGCAACGCTACACGCTCGTCAGGGTTGAGCGTGGTTAACGAGAACGTTAACAGGGCACACTCATACTCGATGCACGCGTCTACCGCGTCCTTCAAGTGCTTGGGCGCTTCGTGCTTACGACACAGCTCATAAAAGGACTCGACTTCGGTTAGACCCAGTAAGTCCATGAACATGTCGATTTGCTCGGTCATCATGTCCACGGTTGTCTGGTCAATGTTCATGGGAAAGCGCCCATACGAAACTACATTTGTATTCATCATTTGTTTATCCATTCTTGACATATATATCCATCTTTCTCGGGTGTCACCGCTATTTGCAACACGTTAAATATGCCCGTGCGCATCAAGCGTGAATTTGCATCGTCGGGATGATACGGCGTACACACGCTAATAATGGTACCCCTGTCATGTACACGCTTAATCCACGTGTTCGACACTTTACCCCAGACGTCCTTTCTACGTGCCGCACTGTTCTTGTCCTCATCGTTGCACACGTCGTCCAAGATGAGCAGACCTGCCCTCTGACCTGTCGTCCGTGTGAGTACAGCGTACGCCTCAAACGATGGGTTCCCCGTCCTGTTACGACTTTGCAGTATGATGCGCTGTGTAGAGCCCGTGTCCGTCCTGTCGAACTCTACAGGCGTAAAGTTGTGTTCACGGCACCAATACTTGTACTCGGTACTCAAGAACAAGGCTCTTAGAGACAAGATACGCTTCACGGCAATACCCCCGTCCGCAGAAATGATGAGCGTCTCCAACTCAGGCTTCCTTGTGGCCAAGTAGGCAGATAAGCCAATGGGCACTTGTTGCGACTTACCCGTATTGTAGGGCGCCCGTATGAGCCCGTTCATGGACACGTCCTTCTGAGCACACTGTTTCTGCCACCGATAGATGGCACCCTGCATCTCAAGATGTATCTGAGCCTGTTTCACTTTACTGCCGTTCTGGTCGACCAAACAGTTCTCAATGAACGAGTTGCGCAGTTCGATCGAGTCATCAGGGGGCGTATGACCGACAATGTTGGGTATTATGGCTGACCACGACCCTATGACAACACCTCGTACTCGGCTTCAATGGCTTCCATCTTACCTGCAAAGTCCTCGAGCTGCTCACGGCTCAAATAGTCGACAAGAAGACGCAACACCTGTTCACGCATCTTGTTCTTGTACTCGACAATGATCGTGGGCTCGTTACTGAGCTCTTTACGCACCGAATGCAAGTCGACCATAATCTTGGACAGGTCTTTCGGATGTATCTTGTCCAAGTCAGGGTGCTTCTCTAACAGCGAAACCACGTTCGCAAGTATAAACTCAACGTGCGCTGAGAGCTTCGCTTTTCGCTGCTCAAGCGTTCCGAGTCTATTAAGCAGGGTAGCATACGAGTCAATGTTCTGTAGCGCCTCTGTGCCCCGCTTAGCACGCTCTTCAAGGAACTTCTCTTCGGTAGCCAGTTCAAGCTCAATCGACTTCCTTTTCTTTTTCCAGTTATAGATGCTTTGTCTCGACACACCATGCTTCTCAGCAGCAGCCGTAACCGATCCAAGTACGTCGCAATCCTCAAGAATCTCCTGTATCTTACGCGCACTAACCTGATTGTCCATTGTCAATCCTCCTTGTGTACGCCTGAATCACCAAAAAGCCACCCCTTCTTGTCACGCCACTCAATAACAGCCTCTAAACGCCTGTAAATGTGGTTTGGTAGCTTGTCGACCATGGATGGAATCATCCAGAGCGTGTTTACAATGTACTTCAGGTACTCGAAATACTGCTCGTCAGACGTTATTGGCTCATAGCCTATCTTCTTTCGCATAACATTTTTACGTTGATTACTGGTTTACCCTTAAAAGATACAACAGTTCAACGAAATAACCAAAAAAAATATGGCCACGTAGCGCCCTACAGTAGAAATTTATCAGAGTATAGCCCCCTATGGNAGAAATCCTTTACAGTGTTCGTGGAAATTAGGTAAAATCGGGAGGGAGGGTAATCCCCCCATCAGATCGCCTAAAATGAAGNTAGTACCCGCTATAAAACGTACTAGTAAAGTATAGAAACTAGTACAAAAAGATAGGATAAACTATACTAAAAAGAGTAGCTGTAAAGAGTAGATACTATTGCCAGCGGGAATAGATAAGCGTATATGAAAAACCATACCAAAGCTACCCATAAAAACACAAAAGAAACCGAACAAAAGAGAGCGAAAATAGACCGTATAAAGAGCGAATATAAAGAACGGTGGCAAAGTATCGGGTAAACTTTTGAGACCGTATAAAGAGAAAATACAGCGCAAAAAAAAAGACCCTACCGATCAACCGATAGAGTCTCTTTTGCTTTTGAGAATTCTCTCTCTTGTTAATCCATAAAATCTAGAATAAAGAACGGAGAGAACATAAAGGGAACGGAAATTCCCATGATTAAATCGCTTCGAAGATACATTCCATATACTAGTAAAGATACTCCGACAATAGAAAGGAATATAGAAGCGAAAAAGAATATATCATTTATTAAGTCTTTCTTATTTTTCATTTGTCAACCTATGTTTATTTGATGTTTGAGTAACTATGCACTTTTTGCCTCTTAATACAGCGGCACTCTTGAAGAGGCAATAGCAATTCCTAAAGCAAAAGCTATACAAATTGAAACTAAAGCTATTGCGAACTTGATTAGATAGGGTTTGATTCTATTTTTCATTTGTTAACCTATGTTTTATTTGATGTTTGAGTAACTCTAGTAAAGATAGTAAGGTCTAGATTAATAGTCAATAGCGCAAAAAAAAAGACCCTATCTTTTTTTAGATAGAGCCTCTTTTGTATCTAGTTTAGACCGATCGCATTTATCGGTTGCGAATAGAGTAAAGGATCCACAATAGAAAGTATTATCAAGACCGATCCGTCGGATCTCTGCTTAATATCGGTTGACATTGCAACCCTGAAATCCCTTTCTAAAGCGGTCGGGATTACAGCTCTGCCTACAATACCGAATATATCGTTTACATTCGGTCTAACAAGGTCTAAAGCTGTGAACTCTAATTGTATCTCAAAAGAACGAAAGCAACCTAAATCAAAGTAATCAACTAGACCGTCGGAAATACGGTCTATTGCTTTTTCGGTTGCCTCTTCGCTTCGTAGGTCTATCGGTGTCACGTAAACTACTTTTTTCATACCGTAACCTCTTTAGCGTTCAATTGAGTACAAAAGAAAGCGATAATACTTTGCCCCTTTTCATTCTTCCCGGTTACGGATTCTAAAGGATGTAGTTTTAATTCCTTTAGTTTCACGTTTACCGAATAGATCAAGTTTCGATAGGCTGTCAATTCCGCTTTATCACTGTAAACGAAATCTAAACCTTTGTCAAAATCGGTATTTTCCTTTGCGAACTTTAGTAATTTTTCCCGCTCGCTTGTGAACTTGCCGCTTTTGTCGCTCTTTTGTACTTGTGATCTTTTAATCATTTTAATTCACCTATGTATTAAGTTTCGGGTTAAGTTAAAACGATTAACCGCCGTACCTTTTATAGCACTTTGGTAAATCTTTCAGTAAGTCAAAGAACAGATAATCCGATAACAAGATAGGCACAAAGTAAATACCATGCAATAGTAGGCAGCAGATAATTTTCACAGTCTTAATATCTACTTTCACGATAGGAATATATAAGGAAAAACAAGGCGGAAAATAAGCGCTAAAAATAGTTGATAGATAGTTGATAACAAGCAACCGAAAAACTATAGTCTTGTAGTTTTCATAGTATTATCATTATTTAGTAATACCTATAAAACTAGTATTATATAGGAAAAAAGTACCCTCCCGTAGAAATTCAGTACCCTCTAGTAGAAATCTAGATATATCTAGTACAAAAGTAATACGATAAATAGGATTACTTCTAGGCTCCCGTAGAAATTCAGATAGCTCTAGTAAAAATCTAGTACACTCTAGTGCCAGCGCTTGAATAAAAAAAAGGGAACTAGTGTTACCTAGCTCCCTTACTACTGCGCTTACTTATTTAGATACTATCGAGTTCCTCGAATAGTTCCTTAAGCGCTATCTTCTCACGAGCATACATCTTACTAAGTAGCTCTTCGTCGTCCCTAGACTGCACTAGGCGGCTTATCCTACTTTGGCTGATGCTAGTCATACTAGATAGCTCTTGCTGTGTAATACCAAAGCGTTCTAGATTGATTGCTAGCCAGTTCATAGGTCATCCTCCTCTGTACCATGTGCAAGTGTATCGTCGGCACTAGCCGTGCTGTCCGTGTCTACGTAGTCTAGCGGTAATACGCCGAACTCATTGTAGTACAAGTCTTCGTACTTGGTCATTGCTCTTTCGATATAGTACGAGTCCGAGATAGGTACTAGATTGTACTCTACACAGTACACTGCTACTTCATAGGCGTTATCTGCACCGTACTCGTCGCACATAGCTTGTTCTTCTTGTTTCAACGCTTTACTACCGTACGGCGTATTGCGACCTAGTGCAATGCATAGTTCTCGTATTATACCATTATACGCATCTTCTAGCGATTGCTTTTTAGGTAAGTACGACTTGTACGAGTCCCATTCATACTGGTCGTTATAGCTCTCACTATAAGCACCTTTGCGTACTTTCTTGCCACCTACATCGTAGTAGTCTGTTTTCTGGTAGTTATAGTTACTGTACCAGTTGCCATCCTTGTCATAATGACCTGCACTAGCGTTCATAATACAGTACCTATTACTTGTGTCTAGAAAGATAAACTTGCTACTAGAGCCGCATACCGTATCTATCAAGTTGTACTCGTGACTACTTTCGCTCAAGACGTTACTAGGATTCCTGAACT